CTCCATATATTCATTATTATTTGTTTCAAAAACAACAAAGGGGAAATACTTGTCCATCGTCTTGACCAGATTCATATAGTCACCAGATTGCATTTCATTTGTTATT